ATGCTTTAACCACATGTGATTTGCCAGTTTCGCCAGAACCATGTGCTTCAGCCTTTGGCTTATTGCACTTCATTTCAGACTTTTTTGCCTCTGATATTTCAACCTCTTCACCCATAGGTTTTACATAATTTTTATTTGAACCCATTTTTGCTGCACTTCCTCCCTGAGGTCCACATGCTTGAATTAGTGGTTTTCCGGGTTGGATTTCTGATACTGAATGATAAACTAGATTGGATCCTGGATATACTTTTTGAATTTCGTCAGAAATTTCTTTACGTGTTGGAAGTTTTACTTGTGGGAAGAACATTTTAAGTGAATAATATTTTCCTCTCCAAGAGAGAGTGGCTGCAATAATATTTCCAGTTTGTGCTTGCATTCTTGTTGCTTCGTTCATTTGAGATTTAAATCCTTTTATTGGGTCTGGTGTGATAATATCGACGACTTCTGCAAAAGTATTGCCATCAGCATCTTCGATGGTTACATCTTCTTCCATCTCACCACTATTTACATAATCTGCAGCGGTGTCAATGTAATCTGCAGCCTTTGTAATTTTTGATTGTACCCATGCTTCCAAATTTCCCTCACCCTTTCCAACCTTTTGTTCCAATCTCTTAAGAGCATCATGAATTGTTTTTAATTCGGACCTTGCCATAGAATATTCTTGGTCCTTTACAGAAACTCTATCCCATGCCTTTTCACCATAAGAACATTCGGACCTAGTTTCTCTTTTATTGCATAAAGGACAATATCTTTCTTCTTCGTGCATGTGAGTTTCCTCCGTTTTAGTTCCCCAGTTTGCTGCGCCAACTTTTCTGCACTTTACAAGTGCTCCAGATGCATAAGCACTTGGCCAAACGCTATAACGTGATTTTACCTTTGTATAGCAAGCATCTTTCTTGCCAGATTTTTCTTTTTCTTGCAAGTCCATTTCTTCAGTTCTAACGTTAGTTGGCTTTGCTGCGTTCTTTTTTTCTGGTTGGTTTGGGTCTTGTTTGTTTTTTCTTCTAAATGCCTTTTCTTCCTCTTCTGGAGAAAGGTTTGCTGCAATTTTAGAACTTCCGCATTTTGGTGTAGAAGTTTGCCCAGGTTGGCGGGCGCAAGGAGCACCTGCAAATGGACCACCTAGTTGAACCCACCCTTTAACCTTTCTTCCTGTCTTTGGATCTTTTCCACTAGACTTCCTAAACCAATCTCTAAGAGTTTTATCTCCAGACTTAGTTTCTTCCTTTACATCTTTAAATTTTTTAGCATCCGATTCCATCTTTTTCAAACGAGTATAATAATCGGGAATTTCATCAAGATGCTGAAGAGCAATTTCTCTTGCTAATTCATGATTTTTGGTATGCTCATGCTCAATTTTTTCTCCCATTTTTAGTTGCTTTTCTATGAAAGAAACTTCTAGACGATGTTTCTTTGCAATTTGTTCAACTGTTTTAAATGGTTTTATTTGTTCATTCATTGTGCTGGTTTTGATTCAGTCTTTTCACCTTTTGCTCTCTTTTTTCTTGCGGCACAATGGGCACGTTGAGAAAAACCCTTTGGGTTGGAGCAATCAATACTCTTTTTATATTTATTACTCCAATCTTCTTGGAATTGCTTAAACGTTTTCATCCTCAGTTTGTTGCTTAAGTAATTTTGCTAATTCTGCAGTAGATCCTACAAAAAGTGCATTATTAACAGTTGTTGGTCCTTTTTGTTTTTCTTCCTCAACATCTTTTTTGAGTTTATGAAGTGCCATAAGTTTTTCGGCAATTTCACTCGTGTTCTTAATTAATTGACCTGCCACTTCATAAGCTCTTGGCATTTCACTTTCTTGTGCCAACTCAAGAATTCCATTAATTGCTTCTTGCCCCTTTTCTACCAATGAATACAAATTTCCTCTTGCATACTCATAATCTTTTTTAATATCATCAGCAGTTGTGGCATATTTTTCTATCTCACCCGAGACTTGCTCTGCTTTAACTGGTACAATTTCTCCATCAACATTAAAAGTTTCATTTAATTTGTCGAATTTTTTAGACATTTTCATACTCTATCAAAATATACTTCCACTAAATCCAAAATCATCACCCTCTTCTACCAGTGCATTATCTTGACTGGTAATTGATTTAACTGGAGAACCTCCTAAGTGAGATGTTATAGTTGTATCATCTTTTCCTCTCTCAACTGTAATGGAATTGCCAGACTTTGCAGTGACATAAACTTCTTCACCTTCCAAGTCCAGATATGTATTTACAGAAATAGAACTGGCGTCATCAACTAAAATCAAAGTATCTGACGTGGTTATGTCTTTTGATAAGTTTGTAATAATCGAACCTGTATAGTTTTTAATCGCTCTTGGTTCAGCAGAATATACAACTTCTCTTGTTGGATTTGCAATAAGATCTCCTGCAATATAACTGATAGTAGACTTTTTGATAATATCTTTTGTTGCAGAAGATACTGGACCAAATAGATAAGTTTTTGCAGTAAATCTTAGAGTATAAATCAATACCCTTCTTGTAGTGAAGTCTCCCTCATAATCATCCTGCATTGTGATGTTTTCTAAGACAACAGGAACGTCTCTTTTTTCATTAATTTGGTCAACCAATTCAACAGTCATTGTATATGCTGGTTGAAAGTATGGGAGAATTTGCTCTATAATCTGAAGTGCATCATCGTTGAGTTTTGACATAATACTCAACTCAAACTGCATATTGTATGGAACTGGGAGATATGCTTTTTTTATTTCCTTACTATCTTCTACCGATTTTGAAGTAAAATATTGAGTAGTTGTTGATTTTCTTCCGGCATCATAAGTCAGTCCAGTAAATTCAAAAGACATTCTTGGTAATGTAATTTGAACTGGTTTATTTAAGTTTGGTGATTGGTTCAACCTCGCAAGAAATTTTTGAGTAGGACCATATGCGAGAGGAACTTTAATAGAACTGACAACTTGGTCTGAATTATTGGTATGCTTAATTGTAATTTCATTAAATAAAGAACCAAAAGCGATTACAGTTCTTCTTAAAATTTCGTTGTAAAAATACTCAAACATGAGGATTAACTTATAATAGGTTCAATTATTAATTAATATTTATGATTACGGCATTCCGAACGGATTACTTTCATCAAAATCTATAATATCCAATGCTTCTTCCTCAATTTCATCATTTGCAGCAAATCCATCTTTGGAAATTGATGGAAGATCATCAATAGACAATAGATAATGAGATGCATTTGAAGTAGAGCCTACAATATTTTCACCTTTAATAAAATCTCCAGTAATATTGGATACTTGAAGAACTCTAGTAACAGAATTCCAAGATTTTACTCTTGCAGTAACTCCACTCTGAGAACCAGTTACAATCTCATTAAAAACAAAGTTTCCTGTCGATGTTAAAAATGGATTTCCAATAGTAATTGTTGGAGTCTGTGTATATCCAAGACCAGCATTTATAATATTAATTGCAGATATTGAACCAGATGAAGAAATGACTGCTGTTGCTGCAGCAGATACTGATGAAGCACCAGTAAATGTAATTACTGGTGGAGTTATATATCCAGAACCACCATTGGTCACAGTAATTACTCCAACAATTCCATCGCCAATTGTTGCTGTTGCCCTTGCTCCACTACCACCACCGCCAATAAATCTAACGCTAGGTGCTACTGTATATCCAAAACCTGCATTAGTAATCAATACATTTTGTACTGATTTTGCTTTTGGGTCTACATTATCATTGCATACTACAATTCCGCCGATCATTTCTGCAACTGCAGTTGCAGTTTTTCCTCCACTAGGCGCCGAAGTAAACCCAACAGTTGGAATACTTGTATATCCACCACCACGATTAGTAACAGTGACAAATCTTACTCCACCATCAACAATTGATGCAACCGCAGAAGCAGTTACTCCAACCCCAGACATTGTAAGGTTGATAAGATTTCCAATTGGATTCTTCTCAGGATCTGTCGAATCTGCTCCAGAAATAAGGTCATCAATTTCATCAATACTGGTATTAATGAGTTCATCCTCATATCTAAAGAGTTCACACCTCAGTTCATAGGTGTAATTTCCTTGCAATTGGTAAAAAGGTTTCTCATGTTCTACATATTTAATTTCAAAAAGACGATCGCCAAGTGGGAAATAAATTAAATCACCTTCCTTAGGTCTTTGTGAAATTTTTATATTTAATTGATTTTTAATTAGAGGTGCAATATAGTTTTCATATCTCTCTCTAGAGATTGTCAATGAAATTTCATTTAGAGCTTGAATTCCAAATTTTGATAAAATAGTTGGATTATCGGAATATCCATCATAACTATTGACATATGCTTCGATTGGATAAGCAATATCAAATTCCGATTCTATGAGTTCTCTTATTACTGTTTTCTCTGTGATATATTTTCTTGGGAGATAATAAACATCAACTCCATACATTCTCAACTGCTCATTTATTAAGTCTTGGAGAAGACCTTGTTCTGTTTCTGACCCTTGTAAAAAGAATGGATTGAGCATATGCTTTTTAACCGATCATGTCTAAAGGTGGAAGTTCATAAGTATTGGACATTTTTTCCATTAGCATATCTATTTCTCTTTGACCATCCTCAAACATTTGCCTACCATTCAACTCAACCCCGCCAGGCAATTTTACACCGGTAAATTTCATCATATTTTGTCCCCATTGTTTTTTGATGAGGGCAGTTAGATATGGTTTTAAGAAAGAATCATTCCAAACTTTAGAATAATCGTTAGGATCTAAAGTCGAATAGCAATCAATTATAAAATATTGACCTTCTCTGACCGTTGCCCAGTCAATATCCAAATACAATCTATCTTGTCTTTTGTTAAAACGAATTTGCTTTTGGGTATTGAGCAAGAAATCTAAATCTTCCAAATAAGTTTTAACCATAGCATAACTTAAAAGTTCAATAGAACCCCAATAGTAAATATCATTTAAAAATAATTGGTATTTCACACTGAACATATTACTAGTGATGGTATTTGCGCCATCAAAAGTAAAAATTTTATTTACCCCAATAACATTGGGAGGAACTTGAAGATAATTACTATTTTCTTCATAAGCAAAAGTGGTTGCAGTACCAACAATATTTGCTGTTGCAGTTGTTGTTACAATTCCAACTGGAGAGGTTGAACCTCTTGCTCTTCCCCTATCTATATCATCTTGAGTTATTTTATACTTATAAAATGTTGGATAAACACCATCAAAATGACGTTCTTGGAAAAACTGAACAGCATCATCAACCAAGTCTTCAATTTGCTCATCGGCAACGTTAATTTCTAAAACAGGAAAACCTAATTTCCTCTTGCAATAATCGATAAGTTCTTGCCGAGTAGATGGTTGTGCCATTAGATTCCTAAATTAGAAATTACTTCTTGCTGACTTAGATACAATTTGATATAAGATTTGGCAAAATTTCTTAAAGTATCAAGATCATCTATACTATCTATATCTCTAGAAAGTTTCTCATATTCAAATAATTTGGATATGTTTTCTAACACAATTTTATCAGGATCCATTGGACAAATTCCTCAGTAAATTTTTTATTTCATTCAAATCATTTTTAATTTCACTCATTTCATTTTCAAGATTTTTAATTTTTTGTGCCTCGTTATATGCATTTTTATACCTTTGCAAGTATGCATTATAACTATCCACATCAGTATTCACAATTCCCTGCGAATAAGAATCTCTCATTAAATGATCTTTATCTTTTACCTTAATATATTCCATATCAAATTCTAGGTCTTACTGTTGCAATTGCTCTCAATGAAGAGATAATTGGTGGAGTTGCTTGGTTTGAAGACGCCATTACAATCTTAATTGCAAACGCATTAAAATCAGGAAGATCATCCACGCTATATTCATAATCTTTAAATGATCTGTCTGAAGTTTCCTTTACTTCAGAATCAGAAGAACCATCATTTCTTGAAGGATCAATTACCCTCTTTATTCCAACCCCATCAACTCTATAATTAGAATATCCTGGGAAAAATTCATAGTTTTGTGAAGCTTCAGGTGCATCATCTCTAAACAATTGATACAGAACTCTAACATCATTCAAGTTATTTCTACTGGCTGACAATAGAACTTTTAGAGAATTTGCTGGGAGTTTAAGTCTAACAGGTTTTGAGATATAAATGGTATTATGCTTATCATTAAACAAACTTCTAGTAAAATCATCATCGGCATAAAGAGATGCTGTTTGAATTCCAATAGGATTATTAATTAAATTGGAAGTTGTAATTACAGATGTCTTAATTGTGTCAATAACTGGAGAAACTCTAGAATCTTCGGACTGCATTAAAAATTCCATTGTCAACGAACGATTTCCAGGAACTTCATCGATGAATCTTGATTCATTAATTTCAGAGCATATAATTTTTGGTGTGGTAAAGTAAGTTGTATTATTGATAGAAATTTCTTCAAATCCACTATCAACAAATGATTTTTCATTTCCACCAATACTTGTACCAGTGACTGTCCTGATACGTGTCGTTATGTTTGTTTTTGCCGGAATAATATGTGCAATTTGGGGAGTAATTGACTCGTACTGAATATTATTTGAAATTACAGTTCCAGATTCTCCAGTTTGAATTGTGGAGTTAAAATAAAGATCATTGGTTCTATCTGAACCAATTGGAGCGCCCTCAAAATCAGAAGAATCCATATCAATCTTAATGTGATAACTATCCAAATCAATTGGATGTACATTTTTGTCAACTTCTGCAAAATTGTGAATTTTATTAATTCTTCTCAAAGAAACTCCGTTTAATTCATACTTATAAACGTAGACACCGGTATTGTATGAAATTGCTTGGGTTCCATCAATTTCTCTTGTCAAAGAAGTAAGAGAATTTCCAGACACTCCAGTATACGAAATAATCTCACTTCCGATGATAACATATCCTGGGTTGGAAGTACTTACTCCAACACCCTCAAAGGTATCAAAACCTTCTGTGGAAATCAAATCAATTGCATTTACTTCAGTACTTTCCAAGGTTGCAGTTGTTCTTGAATTAACCTCACTATTAAGGGGTCTCATTTCACTTATTTTTACATAATTTTCGGATGAATGCATACAATGATTTTGTTGATATATCTTCAGGTGCAATCCATCATAATATTGGTCTGGATTTATCATTGATACGGTTATTCCATTTCCAATAGACGTGGTAATTCCTGAAGAATTTACATAGTCAAGTGATGTTCCCGTATTAAATGTTCCTTGAACTTCATCAAGAACAAATGCATTTCTTGAATTTATTTCAGTGACAATAACCTTTCCGCCAAATCCAACATTTTGTCCAATATTGGGGATTAATAGAGAATCTCCAATTTGATATCCCATTCCACCATCAGTAATATTCACAGAATTGATAGATCCAGAAATTACTGTTATATCTGCAGTGGCTCCTTGCCCATAACCAGTTTCGGTAGTTAGGAGTACATCATTAAATATTTGAGTACCTGCTGTTGGCGTATATCCAAATCCAACATTACTTACAGTTACACCAGTTCCTACAGTTATACTTCCACCAATCCCAATCAGTGTTGATGATGCAGAATTTTGTTTAATTGTTACTCCAGGAACTATAATATTTGAGTCATATCCAGTTGAACCAAGTCCAACAAGAATCCTTTTTGATATAGTTTGAATTTGATTGGGTCCAGTAACACTAACTTTTTTATTACCCAAAGAAAGTTTTGGATTGAAGAATCTTACCAAACCTTCGGTTACAAAGTCTGCTCTATTAATTCTATACTTAAGATCTTCAAGTTGTGCAGGAGACCAAACAGTTCCGTTTTGAGATTTGAATAAACTTCCTAGAGTTGGTTGCTTATTGACTCTTACACCTGTTCCATTATAAGCACCTTGAGTTCCACCTATAAAGATATCTCCAGGAAGAATATTATTTTGCCCAAGTTCAGTTACAAATACTCTATAGTTAGGACTGTTTGATATTAAAACAATTGCATATTCTGCCTGAGTTTGACTTGCGATTGGTGCTTGTCTAACTGTCTGCTGTTGTGGTCCCTGAAGATAGATTGGTGATGGGAATCTAAAAGTAGTGGGAATAGTTGCATCTGCAGAAAGATTTATTTGGTCCGGAGTCAAAGTTACTTCGGAGAACGGAACTACCATGTTACTTGGAACACCAGCAACAAGAGGTCTAATTTGCAAAGTGACTGGTATATTATCTTCATCCTTAGTCTCAAACCAAACTTCTACGGAAGTTAAAAATACTCCAGTATCTTCAAAAACATAGAAAGATTGTGCAAGTGGATCGTATGGTTGCTGAATATTTACAGCACCTGGTTGAACGGTTTGTGTAATTGTAGTAGTATTGATTGTGTTATTAGTAATTGTTGTTGTATTAATTCGACTTGGGGGGATAATCGTAATATTTCTAGTAGTAAGTATGTTTGTTTCTGCGATATTTACAATACCACTTGAAGTAAATGGCGCTTCAGCACTACTTTCATTGATTCTGCTATTTGCAATAAACTCTACCAAATTAACTCTGTTGAGAGTCTCAGTATCAATTACTGTAAAAGTGTTTTCGCCATTTATCCATCTTGGATTTCCAACTGTATTTGGATCTGGAATAAACAATGATCCTATCAATGTTCCATAATTGTCCGAAATTAAACGAGTATTAGTAACTCTTGCCACAGCACCAGAACTTCTACCAATTAATGTCATGTTTGGTAAAACTTGCCCATAAAATTCAACTTCAGAAGGTAGTTCAAGAGCTCTAGTATCAACGTTAAGGAATGTTGAAGATGGAGTATATGTTTCTGGAATTGGTTGCTGAGTGTATGGATTTAATCTGAATACATCTGGCTTTGGAAGAGAATCTGGATTTGCAGGTAAAACTGCACCAGTGGCAAAATCAATAATAGGAACGGGATTTGTTACAAATGGTGGGTTAGAACCATCAAAAGGTCCTGTTTTGTGATTTGGTTTACACAATCTGAATTTTATTTTTGCTTGAGTGAAGTTGGGATCACTCTCAACAGTCTCCCCAATTTGGAATTGTCCTGAAATCATTTCAATTTCTAGGAGTTTTGGTATGATATAATCTTTTACATCAATACCTTGGAAAAATGTGAAAAATGCCGTTCTTGGTTTTAGTGCTCTAGCATCGAATTCAATATTTCTACTTCTAAGATATCTTACAGGTTCTGTATAATTTGATAATGATTCTGAAGTAGTATCTGTTTCAATAATTTTTTCTGGAGTAAAAGTAGTTACTGTATTACTTGATGATTGTGTAGTAGTTGTAGTTTGTCTTGTCTCATTGACTTGTCCTGGAGTAAAATCGAGGAATCCTCCTAAACCTCTTCCTCCACCAAATCCAGCTTGATCAACCATTCTAACAAGAAATCTTTCCGCAACATCAGGTGGAACAAATCTTTCCAGAAGTGCCTTGTCGCTTCTAGTCCAATGAAGACCATTAATTCTTATAGTATTTCCATCTCTAATTTCAATAGTTCTGTTTTCATTTCCTTCTCCAGCAGCAACGCTCCGACCATTTCTAAACCATCCACCAGTACCAATAATTGTAGCACTGCCGGGTATTCCTGGATTTATTTGACCAGCACCCAATGCATTTTGCGCAATTGTATTTCTTGCATTTCCTAACCAATCAAATGGACGATCGCCATTTTGTGCAATTGGTGGATTTGTATATACAACTTTGTCTTCCGATGTATTATTTACAATAGTAATATTTTGATCTGGCAAAGGATCTACTGTTGTTTTAACCTCATTAAAACTTGTAGTAGTAATGGCCTTTTCATCAATCCAAGTATCAATAGGTGGATTTAAAGTTAAAAATCCATTCCAGTATCTAACTAGAAAAGCAGTAACGCTTTCTGTTTTTGTTGCCAAAAGTTGTTGGTCATAAACGACTTCATTATAGTCTAGTGTGATTAAGTCTCCGGTTTTTCTAATTCCAGGAGAACCCAAATCGGTTACATAACTTTGATCTTTATTTGGCGAAAATGTCTGCCCAATTCCAGAAATTGCTTCAGAACCAAGTTGCAAATCTAAAGATGTAGTATAATGTAGTGGTCTTAGATGTTTTCTATCTTTATCAATACTGGATTTAAAACTTGGATTTTGAAGATCGTGGTAAAGATGTGTTTTAAAGTCATCGACAAAAAATCCACACTTAAATCTATCTAATCCAGTTTCGGCATCTTTTATAATAAAGTTTTCAGTTTTATTTTCCAATGCTGACAATGTTGTAAATTCTTCAACTCTTTGAATTCTGTCTTCAAGCAAAGAAATATCAGACATTCTATATCTCTTATGTTGAGCCATTCTTACGATGGCATTTTTTACATTATAGAGATATGGTGGGAGATTTACTATTGCAATATCAAAAGCATTATCTTTAAAAGGTGGAGCTATTGGATTATCATCAGGTTTTCCTGAAACTACTTCAAACCTTCCATCCTGATTTAAAAATATCATATCAATTCTACCAACATAATAAGAATAATTTAAAACAATATTTTCATCAGGAGCAAGAACATATTGCGAGTATTGTCCTGCGTTGGTGAATATACGAGATTCGAATTCAAATGGAGATTTTGATGATAGAGTATATGGAGCAACTCTGGGTCTTATATCAATAAAATCGGTAAGTCTTCTTCCATCAAAATAAGGAACTTCAGTTTTAAAATCTACGTTGAGATAACTATTTGCAGTAATAAACTCTCCAGTATCACTGGAATCTATAGTATAATTTTGAAAAACTATTTTTATCTTTTTGGAAGGTTCGACAACATTTCTTTTTCTAGCAATACGTCCATAATCGTAATATTGCTGTCGTTGTCCGCTGTCAAAAGTAAAGTTTTGTGTTATATTCTTGTCACCAAGATTTTTTTCGAGAACCAGTGCTTCAGTGGTCGATTCCTTACCAACTACAACTTCATTTTCAGTAAATTGATTTGTATTTAGATAGGCATATTCTAAAGTGTCTGTTGATATTCTATTAACTACTATAGCAACAGCCCCTGAAGTTTTTCCAGTAATATACTCCCCAACAACAAAGTCTTGATTGTTATTTGTTGGACCAGTGAATGAAGTTAATTTCAGTGAGGGTAAGATTGGGTCTGCAATAGAAGAAGACTCGTAGACTGCAAGAACGTTTAATACATCTGGAACATTTAGACATATTTCTTGATCTTGAACTCTTGTTCCATAAACTTGACTGTATGTTAGTCCATCATTCAAAGTAGTCGTTCCAATACCAGATGATGCTAATTTAGAATTACCTACTATTAAAGTATTGACCTTATTTAGCTTCTTAATTTTAGAATTTGGGCCATAGTTCCTAACCGTTGCAATGACATCAGCAATTCCACTTGACTTTGTTAATCCATTAAAAGTCAATTGCTTTCCAGTCAAACTAATATTGTATTTGTCTCTACGTAAAGGTTCTACAGAACCATCCGAATAGGCAATTACAAATCTATCTTCATCGAAAGAATCAAAGAAAACATCAACATCAGATTCTGGAATTGATAAAGTTATAGAACTTTGAGAAAAAGCTTGGTTGGGGAAAAATCTCCTTTGAACGATTTCATTTTCTTCAAGTGAGATAGATGAAACATTTTCCCTATTCAATCTTGTCAATAAAGAACTATCTTGACTATATGAAGATGGAGTTGCTTTTATGATATTAGTAACTATTACATCACTTTCTGGGAGATTTCCGGAACAAATACCAGAAATACTTTCAACTGCAGAAATAGTAAAATTAGTTCCTCCTGCAGAAACAGAATTTACTTTGTTGTAAATAATATCCCCACCAACATTTGGATTTGGATATGAAATAATATCACCAACAATAATTTTATTTACGAAATTAGTCCCCAGTCCGGAAGAAACTGTACTAATTCCCCCCGAACTTCCACTAATTGTAAAATTAGTTCCTGTTGGTGCTAATAAGAATCCAGAATCTAGAACTAAATCTGCGCTAAAAGTTGATATGCCAGTTTGTGAATATATCGATTTAATATCAGATATTGTATAATCTTTTACACTATTGATAAGTCTGCCATTATCAATTCCATTTATAGTGATTGGTTCATTTTCTAAAAATTTACCAGATACTTGGTATAATACCAATTCATTAGAATTATTTACTGCAGTTCGCAAATATCCACCAGCATTACTTTTTTTACCTTGAATAAAAGCTGGAAGTGATTGTGTAATTGATGTTGATAGTCCAATATTTGTGAATGTTTGAATATCAAACAATCTGAGACTTAACTTACTAGTGTTATCAATGTAACTAGATTCTGGAATAAAATCATAAACCCTTGCAATACCAATGGTACTACCTGCTGCAACTTCAGGTGAACTACCTTTGCGAGAATCCATCAAACTCACATAGAGTGTAGTTCCGAGTCCTATAGAAGCAGACCCATACGCATTATTTAAAGTAAAAAGACTACCGGCATTATATTGAATAAGTTGCCTATTTAAAGTCTTTGTTGTTCTTGGTTTCGGTACATCTAAAAGTTTGGGCGCAATACTCTCAACGTCATATCCATTTACATATGCTTTTCCAGGACCAATTTGATAAACCATCTGGTCCTCAGATGGAGTATTTCCATTAACTGTAGTTTGTCCATCAAAGTAGATTCCATTACTTATAACTCTATCATTTAAACTATCCTGAACAAACAAAGTAAATGGTTTTACATAATAATCACCGTTAGTATCTGCAGTTCTTCTTGCAAGTTCATCTCTAATTAAACTATATTGGGTGTTTCTATTGAAAAATTGAGGAACACCATTTAAAACTCTAAGAATCTCAACAAAGTTATTTACGTCCTCTTCAATTCCAACTTTAGACAATTCCAATTCGATTTGAAATCTATCTGCACCTGGGGCAGCATAGTTTGAAAATCCCCTGGCATTATCAAATAAGCTTTCGTCCTCATCAGAGGACACAATTTTTTCAATTACATTAAAACCAACTCTATAAGAAGGTGTTGTACTGTATTGGTCAAGAATAATTCTTTGGTCAAGTACTCTAGCAAAAACACCCCTTACAAAATAGACACCAGATGCAATTTTTACAGAAGAACCTTCAGAGGTTGAATTGGTTGCAATAGTATTACAAATTCCTTGTCCAGGTTGGATTGTAAAATTGCCAAAGGTAATCTCATTTTCTGTGGTTATTGTTTCTCCATCGTTGAAAACATTATTATTAAAATTCTCTCCACCACTTTCCAGATATTGAAGGTATAGTGTATAATTTCCTCTTTCCGAATTTACATTATCAAGTACATAAACTACTTTAGCAGAAACTCCGCTATCAGTTCCTCTAATAGTTTTTCCCAATAATTGATTAAAATATAAAGATATGGGATTCCCATTAAAAGTGGACTCTACTTCTACTGCATAAAATGGATTATCATAAGAAAGTTGCCCAGGAATTACAACAGATCCCTCTTTAAAAATATGATTTCCAAATTGTTCTACTTGATTTTGGAGAATTGACTGTAAAGTTGTCAATTCTCTTGCCTGAATTGGATAACCTGGTTTAAATAAAACCTTATAATAATTTTTATCTACATCAAAGTCATCAAAATATGGAGAGACATTGAGATTAGTTTCCTGTGGCATAATTCTTTAGAATTGTAAAATAACTTTAATATCTTCTTTTTGATTTGGAGATCGAGTAATAGAAGGTCTGTTATCGACATAAATCACATTTCCAGAATACTTTTTAACTTCTGGATTTGCTACACCACCAATAAAAGATTGACCTAGATTGTATGTTCTATTATTTAGTGTGGTAGAGAAACCAGTAAACGAAGTATCAATACGAAGATTTGTACCAGATATTAATGTGGTTCCTCCAGAACCAACTGAATTTGTAAATCTATTCAGTTGGAATCCATATGTTGGGTTTATGTTTTGTGAACCATCGGTATTAAATCCGACAAGACTTTTATCTTGCCAATATTTTAGTACTCCAGTATTTTGGTCATATGAAACTACTCTACCAACAGCAGTAGTACCAGTACTTATTGTTTGAGTAAATCTTGTATTTGGAACAAATATAGCCGTTTCATATCCAGTACCAATCAATTTTAAAGCATAAACTGCACTTGCCTTGTCTATATCCAATAGGGAAGATGAATTATATGCTTCTGGATTTTCTACAACTCCAACTCTAGCAATTTTATTGCCAGTGATAAAATCTGGATTTTCTAGATCATTTTCTATTCTGGAAAAAATTATAACACTATATGCACCAAGTTCTCTATAAATGTCAGCTCCATGTCCTCCTTTGGGGGGAATAATAACATCAAATGTTGGAGTTACTTCTCCAACAGGAACATTTCCACCAACCAAATCTACTGTTCCATATGTATAACCAGACCCACCAATGGAAACTGTAACCGATTCTACTTTAGAATCATTATTAACTACAATTGTTGCTCTTCCTCCAGTACCATCTCCCTTAATCGGAACGTTTGTGTAGATTTTATTTGGAGCGCCTACACTATCACCTCGGTTTGTAATAGTGATGATTTTGATTTGATTATTGACAGATGATGCATTCTCTCTTATTGATGCGCTTTCTGGATTTGTATCCCAATTTTTTGGTACAGGTATAAAGTTAATAGTATCGAACTTTATGATCTCACTGGGTTTAATTGTATAAAGATATTTCCAAATATACCCATCCCCACTATCACCTGCTGCCTTTGGTTCTAGGTCTGTAAAAGTTGGTTCATCCAAAGAAGGCCTTCCACCTGGATTCTCTGGGTCAGTTCCATTTTGAAGGCAAATGTATACTTTAAAATCACTGTTGATTACATAGTAATTGGAAGAATATAGACTTGTTGCTCCAGAGGGGGAAGTATTTGTTCTGCTAATATCATGTCGGTACATGTCATAGATAGTACCAGAAGACCATGTTATTTTTCTTACAACCTGATTTACATCATTTGCTTTAATTTTCTTTAAAGCAACCATTGTGTCCCAATAATCATTTTCCTGCTCAAAACTATCTTTTGGTGCTGGAGGATTGTTTTCCCAAAGGGGCAAATAGTCAGTTGCATTAGTTAAACCAACAAAAGAATAATAAGAATTTGAAGAAGAAGTTGCAGCAGCAACAAAATTCTTCGCATTCAAAATTCTTAATTGATCAGTTATAATTGCGGACATTTTGCAGTTTTTTATCTATTTATGTATTATAATTTAGGTATTTTAATCTATTAAATCTTTGAACAATTGGTGAAGTTGTAATTCCTCCCACATTTGCATATGAAGTAAATTCTTTTGGATTTGACCTTATTGGGGTCAAAATTCTTCCCCAACTATATTCTCCATAAAAATTACTAAATCCAACACCACTCAATCCATTATAACCCGACACACTTACAATTACTTTAGTAACGTATGTTATTCCTATTCCAGGAACAGAAGTTTGTGCTATAGAAACGGAAGCAACTTGATATATGTTGTCTATAAATGTAGTTCCAACACCAACAACAGCACCAAATTCATTCAATGAAGTTAAACCTGCTCCAATATTTGATTTATTAACTGTAAAATAATAACCAGTTTGAATTCCACTAACGCCAGTTGTTGCTATTCCAACTTTAACTATATCAGTATCTCTTAAAATAGAATCTTGTGGTACAAATAAATCAAATATGATGCCAGTTGTTGCCGCGCCAACAGATGTTGTCTGGACTCCAGTAATTATTCCAAAGTCTCCTTCGTATGAAACAGAATCTATAGATTCATAATTTGCTGATGGAGACTCAACTAGAACAATCGGTGGTTTAGATTGAGAATATCCAAATCCACCAAGTGTAACCGCAATTCCAGTTACAACTCCATTTGCAATGGTTGCATTTGCTCTTGCAGTATTTTGCGAAGTAGTTGTACCGAAACCAATTGGTCCTGCGATTATTACTGAAGGTGCTTCTATATAACCTAAACCACCATTTGAAATGGTAATTGAAGAAACGGTGCCAGAAGAAGAAACAACTGCTTCTGCAAACGCAGGAATTAACGAGTCCTGAGAGATGATAGAAATTTTATTTTGAGGTTTTTCATTAGTTCCATCGTGAGTATACTCTTTTTCACTATCAAAGAATGCTTTGACGCTTTCTACGAAAATAACTGTCGAACCAACTCCAACATTAGCAATTATATTTGTGCTTGGTTGAATATAAGGTTCATATAAAACTCTATCTTTTCCAACTTGTTGTCCATTAATCACCAGATCTTCGGTCTGCCTACACCATGTTATTGGTCTCAATAAATCCTCATCTTCTGATATGCCTGGGCCAGAATAAAGGTTTGTTGTAAGAATATCCGAAGAAATTATTTCATTTACCAACCTACCATTTTCTATTGTTCTTCTCGTATCTCCAATTAGTCTTACAGTATCACCAACTTTGATTGTTTCCAAAATATCGGAAATTTGAGTATCTACATTTGCAGTTCCTGCATAGAATATTATCTTTGACTTATCACCCTCCTTTGGAGCTTCGGAAAATCTTAGGGTACTTCCACCAGAGAAAGTATATCCTTCACCAGGAACCTGCAGTATATCATTAATGAAGACCAACAATGTTGCCTGAATTTCTTCTTTTGTGAGAGTATTTGATCTAATCGTGGTTTGATTTCCACCAATAGTAATTGGGAATATTCTTCTTGTCCCATCAAATAAGGAATCAATACTATCAATAACCTGAAGAGAACCAACAGTCCATGCAGAAAATTCATCATTCTGAGTAGTATCAACCAATAGTTGGAACTCGGAGTAACTTAAAGACCCATCTGTCGGTATTCCAGTTATTCCACTAGTGGGTATTGTCAAAATGTCACCTCTCTTGTATCCATATCCAAGGTTTTTGAATTCAAATGATATAACACTCGAACCTTGACCAACAACAATATCAATAAATGCACCCGTTCCAACACCAGCGGGTGATTGTGAACTATAAATTAATGGTATATTTGAGTATGATAGCGGATCGTCAAAAATTACAATAGGTGGATTTGATGAAGTATATCCAGCACCCGGATTAGTAATCGCAACACTAACAATATTTCCATTAATTACGGATGCTGTTCCAATAAACTCAATATTTGGAGTGCCTAGACTCAATGTTGCTACACCAACATTAATAATACTCTGTAATTGTGGTCTATATCCAGAACCACTATTACCTATACTTATAGATTGGATGGTGCCTGCAGAAGATACGACTGCAGTTCCTCCAGCAGAAACTAATGGTTGATATCCAAAACCTTGAATAGAACCAACTGTCTGAATAATGCCACCTCTAGGAATACTTGCAGTATTGACATCATACTTCGTTGAAGATGCAGACCCAACAAATTTAATTGTGGTAATTCCTGCATTTTCACTTAGATTGTAACTACTATCAAAGAAAACAGAATCTGGTCCTTGGAACACATCATTAATCAAAACAATTGCATTATCAGTAGATATTCCAGTCACACTTGAGCCATTTGTTTTCAATTCAAAAGTACTATCAGTACCGTTAAAGTCATGAGAGATATCATCAAAAATATAATTATGAGAATATGATTCTCTATCAGAATTAAGTATTCCAGATCTTAAGAATATTCTTCCGGAGAACGATGACCCAGTTTTAATTCCAACAAAATCCAATTCATCTGGTCTTGGATTTGAAGTTACAAAAGGAACTTCTCCGAAAGGAGCATCTGAGAAATAAATTTTGTTGCCTATAATATTATAATTTCCATAAATTTTGGTTATAATACTAGAAGATGAATGGGTAGACAATCCAGTTCCTATCCAAGGTCTAACAACACCAAGAACGTTTGTACTTCCCACACCAACCGAAGTTATTTTTACAATCTCATCATCAATCTTAATCAAGTCACCGCCATAAAATTGTTGTATATCCTCGACATAAATTTGAGAATCAAAGAATGATATTTCTCGCACTAATCCAGTTGTAATTGCGGCAGAAACTATTGGTGTTTGAATTACATTATCAATACTTATAATTGCTTTATTATTTTGATTTTTTGCAGTAAATTTGTGAATAGATCCAATACCAACAGAGTTTATATCTAAAACATTAGGTATTGGTTTAAGAGCTTCTGATGCAGAAGCAGCGACTCTTATCTGCAAATCACTCAATCTAACAACATAAAGGGATGAAGGAAGTTTATCAGTTGTACCGATTCCCGCAATAAAAGTTGTTGCTATTCCAATAGGTTGAGATACGCCATCCTGTGGGTATGAGTAAGTAATTTCTTCTCCAGTAACATAAAAATTATTTGGAATTCTGATACTATTAGAATTAACTGAAACAACCCCCGAATCGCTTGCATCAAAAATTCTTTCAAAAATTGGAACATTATTATATTTTAAATCAAATTCTTTCTTAATATCATTATCTGTTCCAGTATATTCCGAATAATCATATTCGATGCCAGAATTTTCCATTATGAACTGACCGGGTTCTTCACTCAATCCAACATTAACTGCAAATACTTTTACATCTACATCAATATTTGGAGATGGGGTAAAGTAAATTTCAGTATTCGATCCAGCAACTTCTGCAGTTATATCACCCAAATAAGAACCTGTACGTAAAAGTCCAAATTCAGTAGTGTAGCATTCATTTTCAAAAATATTTGTTGCGATTAAGAACTCTGAAGTTTGGTATTCGGAATTTGTTTTATCTTCAATACCAATTACACAATAAGAACAATTATAATTACTATTCGAGTAACTAAATATCAAACTTTCCGTTGGCGAAGAACTGGAGGCAATAGAAACTGCGGAAGAATTTAAAGAGCTTCCTCCCACAACCTGTGTACCAATTCCGGAAGAAATTGTACTTGCTAAGGAAACATTGATAGTGTTGACATTATAATCTTTAGATGTCGTATCATTAGGTATCAAATCAACATTTACATTGGACCCATCAAAATAAGCATAGTAAGTGCCAAATCCGGCAGAAGATTTATCAGTAAATCCGTCAGTTGTTATTTGCCCATATTCTTGCAAGTGAACATTACTTCCGTCAAAAATAACTGTAACTTCGTCTACTTCATGATATGAATTATCTGTGGATGAAATTTGAACCAAAAGTTTAGTGGATCTATATGTAGAAGCAATTCCCACAATAGTAGTTGCCGCAGAAGTTTCATCTGGAATTGTTGAATTTTGAGTATGGATGTGAACAGAATCTCCCAAATCAAAGTCACTAATTCCCGTTAGATTTTCGGTTAATGATATTGAAAATATTTCTATATTATAGTCATTAAATTTTGGTTTTACTGGATAGAATAGCAAGTTTCCTGAATTTCCAGAGACAACAAAATCATAAAATCCTAAGTGACCACTACTTATAGACTCAAGGCCATATTGATTTAAAAATCCAACAGTATTGTCGTGGAGTAATGTTACTAAAGTAAATTGCTTTTCATTTACAAACTTTTTATCTTGTATTAGAGTAAAATATTTTTTGAAATTTAGAGAATTTAAATCAAAGGAATCCACTACACTAAATTCAGTTGGTCTTGGGTTGCTGTTAAACTCTCCCGACACATCATCTATTACTAATACCTTATTTCCAATAGACTCAATATAATCTTGTATTACTCTACTATTAAAGTAGATTTCATTTGAGTTAATTTTATCATCAATTATAATATTATTTTCTCTTGCAAGGTCAAAGTCATTTACACAATTTAAATCAACAAATCTTGTTAAATCTGCAGTACCAGAGAAATCTCCAAGATTCTGAGCAGTTGAAATTCCAGAATTTGTTACTTCAGATTCAATAATTAAATTTCCAAATTTCTTAAATCCAGCAGTATGATTTAGTGAACTTACTGGATTGTTCCATGTATTAAAATCCTTTTGTGTTTTAAGTGCATATGAGAAATATTGATAATAATCACTATCATGAACTCTTTGGAAATCATTATTTAAGAATCCGGTTTCAGTATTCCACCCCTTTCTTCTATCCGATTTTGCATCTATTCTATAGTCAGATTCTACACTCAATACTTCCCTTATAATTCCAACTGTTCCAGTTGTCTCGCCTATTATAAATTTGTCTGGTTCAAAATCATCAACAGTAGAGACTTTGAGATTTTGATTATTTGCATCCCACTTTAATATCTTTCCAGATGAAGAATCTGAGTAAACATTCTCGCCCTCATAAAAATCATTCTTTTTAAGAACGGGATTAAAAATAGGCAAATAAGATTCTGGGATTATTCTTCCAAAAGATCTTTTCTCTGCAAAATTTCCAGGAATCTCCCCATCCTCAATATATTCTGAAAGATTGTAAGTTACAATTCCAACAGAACCTCCAATATTTGAATCTACTGCGGTAAGTGTAAATAGAGAATAATTGTAACTTGAAGAGTTATATCCGATTCCCGTTGTTCCTACACCGACGCTTATCCCTTCGATTAAAACTTTACTTCCAACTTCAAATGGATAATCATCTGCACTACTAAAGCTAGAACCTAAAGTTACAGTTACATCTTTGGTGTTGATATCAAATGAAATATTTGAAATTTTAATTCCATTTGAATTATTGATAGGTAAAACTTTCGGTGTTACGTGGTTGAATAAGTTGCTATTCTTAATTATAGTTACTCTAGAATCTCCAAGGTTATAAGATAACTCAACATCATCGACAATTTCTCCAGTAAGTCCATCAAAAATTAAGAGGGATGGGGCAGAATTATAGTTTTTACCTATTGATGCTATTCCGATATAATCTAAGGAGGATAAAGGTTCCAGTATTAAAATACTAGGGAACTTTGCAGTTGGTCTAACGCTATAATCTATAGAATAATCGAATCCAATATCTTGAATTTCAACTCCAGAAATTTTTCCAATGTCCAGTGTTTTTACATTTAGTAGTGAATTTTTCCCATCATTAGAAGTTACGGAAACATTTTCTGGCAATGAGAAATATCCAGTTCCTTTATTTGAAACTTTTATTTGATTAATAGGACCTTTTGTTGATGTTGATTTAGTTACAAAGTACTCAATATCTTGTGAATATGATACACTTTCAGGAATTTCTATTATATTGTAGTTAAATGAGGTAGAAGATAGTCCAACAACAGTGTAATTGCCATTATACTTACTTTCAGTCAGTGTAATTTTATTAAATCCAACTACTTCAGTATCAATCAAAATTTCTTTTTTATTTTTGGATATTCTATCCAAATTAATCGGAACTAATTTATAATGCAGATTAGTTGGAATGTCCTGATTTAAAGTTATTGCTACATTTGCAGTGGAATCTATGCCAACTCTTCCAGTTTTAGTAACTTCAAATACGTTTGAAAATGGTGTTTTATTAAATTCTTCTACAAAATTACTATCTGTATAAAACTTAAAATCAAATGCAGAATAAGAAATTGCATTGCTTAAAGAGGAGAGAGATGAATCGGAAAGATCAAATATAATTTGCTTATCTTTGATAAATTCCAAGGGAGGATTAATAGGAGATATAGTTCCCGGTTGAGATGATGTTATGTTGACAGTATCTGGATTTGACTTAGTTGCTTGATAGTAAGTGTTTGATAACTTTACTTTATTGGAATCAATAACAACTATGTAATACATTCCATTATCAACTAACCCGGTCGCCGGATTAGCTGCAGTGTATATTACTTTTTGGCCATTATAAAGATTATGATTATTGATTACAATAATACTATTAATAATATCAATTGAAGAGAAACTTCTTGGATTGATTACCAATCTTCTGTTATAATCATTATATTTTACAATAAATGTGGTGGATATTCCAGACTTTACTGAAACATTTACACTATCAAGTAAAGATAAATTATGGTTTTCTGAAGTGAGAACGGTTACTGTGTTTTTGGAAATATTTCCCACCATAATATCATCATAATTTGTTTTAAAACTATGAGTTTCTCCCACACCAACAGAAGTAAAATATAAAATACTTCCTTGTAGCGTTGAACCAATAGATACAAAAGATCCATCAGAACCCAATCCAATCTTGACTGTAGAAATTCCAATCAAGTCGTTAGAAATTTTTGTTGCATAAACAATTGATTCATTTTCCAATAAGAATGAGGATATTCCATCAGTAGAAACAGATATTCTATCCCCACCATTTGAAGAATAAATCAATGAGTCTCCACTATTCAAATTATGATTTTTGATATAAATTGATCTAGTGGGTATTGCAATTTGAGTCTCTCCTACTCCAGGATTAGAAAAATAAATTGTACTGACTATTCCAACACCAGAAACTGTTCCCAAACCAATAGACTCTGGTGGATTAAAATAGATTTCTTTATTGATATTCGACCCATAACTAGTAGAAATTCCAAAGTTTATTCTGAATTTTCTAGTTTTCTCTACCAAAAGAGAACCTGGAGCATATGACGTTAAACCTAGAGTTCCATTTTGATTCCTAATAACTCTAATTCTTGATTTATCTTGCTCAACATTTAAAATCTTTATTTCTTCTTCACCTATCTTGTAGATATCATTTTCTCTAATATTTGGATAATTTAAATTTCCAGAAACATTAAAATAAGTTATAAGACCAGTATATTCTGTAGAACCTATACCCGAATTTAGTACTAAGTTATTGGTACTAATACGAATATTACCAAACTTATTGTAATCAAATTTACCCGTAAAATTTATCAAATCATTATTTAAATAATTATGAGGTATTGTTGTAAACCCTATAAACTGAGATTCGAAAGGATATAGTTCAACATCATTGAAAGTAGACGTATTAACACTTATTGAATTTACCTCCTTTCCTTTTATAGAGTCAACAATTGCTCTAGTTCCATAGTTAATTTCAGAATCAAATACCAGTTTATCTCCTATTTGATAATCTTCTCCACCATCTTCTGCTACCACAGAATTGACAAAACCACTCAAAACACCCCTAACTACAGAATTTTGCTCTTTAATATCATTTGGATTAAAGAGGTAATCGTATGATTTAATATTATATGGTGTAATATTTCTTTTCCAATTTGTAACATTTATGTCAATATCATCCTGGTTTGAATCTGAATTGAAATTGAAGTCAATCTTTGCCGACTTATATCTTTCTCCTACAGCATATGGGAACACTGGTCTTTTATAATTTCCAAAAGGAAAATCAACTCTTTCGGGGTCTCCTGGATTTATTGTGGTAAAATATGCATAAACTCCATTTGGGTACTCTGGAGTAACCGAGAATCTACCATTATGCTCGTCTAAATCACCATCACCAACATAAGTATAGTCTTCAATGAAAAACCCATTAGTATAATTTGGTCTCTGCTTTGCCTGAACTAGTCCAAGCAAATCGGATCTTAATTTATATCCAGACCTCATACATTTGATTCTTCCTCCAGTTTTGGATGAATAACCATATGGGCCATATATTGGATTTCCATCATATGCCCACCCAATAATTGGAGAATGTGCTCCAGAACCATTGATGGGATTATCTGATGACAATTCTCTTCCATCTAAAATTTGCAGATCAGGAACATATTTAATCTCTCCATCTTCAAACCTAGTTGCCTGAACTGTAGATCTTAAACTCCTTGGAGCATATGCATGAGTGTATTCTATTCCAAAATTGTCATTTAATCCTTCAGATAAAATACCGTCGTCTTGAGTTATTTGTGAGTTTTGTATTAATCTTTCAACTAAATTTATTTTCCATGGTTTAATTTTTGCTTCCAGTTTTGCACCAGAACCAGAAGGTACTATATCAATACTGGTGTTTATTTGATTATATCCAATTCCACCATAAATTACCTTAACGTCAACTAACGAACCATTTGATATTACTGGCGTTAGTATGGCGCCTACGCCATCACCAAAAATCTCAATATTGGGGATAGAATTGTATCCTGCACCTGGGCTATTGACCAAAACATTAACAATTTGTCCATTTAAAACTATTGGTGTTACTGAAGCCCCAGACCCAGATCCTAATTCAAAGAATGGTTGTCTATTATAATTAATAATCTCTTCTGTACCATAATTTGCTCCACCATCTTCCACAAATACAGATTGCAACTCTCCCCTAAACACTGGCAAGATTGTTGCATTAAAATTTTGTCCAGAAATAGTGGAAACTCCAATTCTTCCACTAAGAGTCACTTTGATTTCGGGATAGTTAAATTTATGAGAACCGCTACCAGAAGAAGTTAAGTCAACATATTGTTTAGTATCATAATAAAATGTTGTCGTAATTCCCAAAACACTGGAACCAATCTCAGACAACTTAAATTTATCATCATCAACCTTGGTTACGTAATATGATCTTGATGACGATAGGCCTCCTGCTGGATTTTCAGTAGCATTATAGACTACAATTTCTCCACTAGAATAACCATGACTTGGAATATAAATTGTATTTTCTGAGGTACTTATTCCACTTGTTTTCGCAAAAATTAATTTATTTTGATAATTTTGACCTCTATTTTCTATAGAAATAGATCCTATTTTTTTCTTTTTATCTTTTGATTTAAATGCGTGTACACCAGACCCATATGCAGTGAGTCTTATGGTATTGATGCCAGAAACTGCATCATCAAAAGATTTGTGTATACTTACAGTAAACTCATCCTTAACAGAAACAAAATATGAAGAATTTGTAGATAGACCACTGATAGAAGTTTGTCCATTTGTAATATAAACAACTTCTTCAGCATCCCTAAACTTATGATAAGTAGAAAATCCAATCTGATTTATCGGATTCAATTTCACCAATTCCGCAGAAGAAATAGAATTGAAATCTGCAGAATAATCAAAACTAACTAAGTTTACTTTAGCTGATGCGCCAAATCCATTGCCACCTTCAATTTCTATTTTTGGTTCTTCTATATAATCAAATCCTGGGTCTAAAATATCAATTCTTTCTAGTCCACCAATTATTGAACAATGTCCCTTTGCACCAAACCCTTTAGGGTCTCTAATAGATAAAATTGGGGGATTAGATACATCATAATCCTCTCCGGGGGAAGAAACGACTATATCGTTAATCGGACCATAAAAAATATTGTCTTTTGATTTATAATTTAAAAGTTCAACACCGTTAATAAAAATTCCTGTTGTTCCGGGTTCAGTTTCATAAGTATTTCCATCAATCAATGGATTGGAAATTTTTCTAATTAATTTTTGAGATTCTAATAGCTTAGAACTCAAATCCCTATATGTAAATTCTTGAAGTTCAAACTTATTATTTCTAATTGTTGCATCAAATGAAATGTATTTTTCAGAAAAAATATTATTTCTACTTTTTGCTAACTTTACCTCTGTTGCACTTATTCTTTTAATAAAATATACACCGGCCGCAATTCCAAGGGAATTTTCAGTAGGTGGTTTATAAACAATAGCATCTCCAGTATAAAATCCATGTCTACCAATGTTCAGAGTTGTTCCCTTACTTAAATCCGAATAATCATCCGGTTCTACTGTTTGAGTAGAACTGTTGGGTGGAAAAACAATAGATCTATCATTTACTCTAATTTTTCTATTCAAATATGTTGGAAGAGACGGAGATGAAACATACAAAGATCCATCATTGTCAGAGTAAACATTCTGAACATTTGAGGTGTATTGATTTACTGAGGGGTAATTTTCAGAATCTACTTTACTTATTCTTCTCCGTATAATATAAGATTGGTTAATATTAAGTGTTGAACCTTCAGAACCAAACTGGACGGTTATTGATTTTGTATTATTAAAGGAAATTATATTACCAATACTTTCATTATCAGAAGAACTTATTAGAGATACAGAATCCCCAACTCTAAGTGAATGTTCTTCACTTAGATTAACAATATAAGATCTATCAAATGCATCAGAAATTGAAATATTAGAAACTGAATACTCTACAGGAATATTGAAGAACCAATTATTTGACTTAAAATCTTTAGCATCTTTTCCTAAAGTTTTTATTTTTATAACATCGCCTTTAGAATAAAACTGAGTATTTGGCGGTATGTTCAAATCTGCCAATACACCAAGAACTCTTACTGTTATTTTTTCATCATTATAGTTTCCATAAGTAAAATAATCTAATTTAATATGTGTTCCTTGAGGAATATCCTGATTAATGCCAGAACAACCAATAAACTGATTTAAAGTTTTGGATGTATAAGAAATGTCCAAAGAAGAACCATTTTCCAAATCCACCCTCAATTTTCCATTTTCTTTTGGAAATCCAACGGTAGAATCTACCTCTAATGTTCTAGACGCAGAAACAGTATCAGATATGATTTTTGTTTTGGGGTGAATTTTAAATTGCCCATAAACAGTTCCTATTGGCAGAATATCTTTATCATAATCTGCATCCAAACTGACTAGATAATAACTCTCAGAACCTCTTCTAATTTCTTCAACCTTTGTAATAGTTCCCTGAGCTAACTGCTCAGTTTCATCTTCATTTTGATATTGATAGAGAGTTCCGTTTACAAGATTTTCTGGGTTTCCTTCTACTGCTTGCAAAACCAAATCGGATGTAATTCTATACTGCGCATCTGAAGGTTGAATTAGATAATCTCTAGGGCGAATTATCTCTACATTCTGACCATAAAGCGCACCAAATAAAATTTTAAATGAATTATCTGTACCCTTTGAAGAATAAAAATCTATGGATTGTTTAATAAAAATCCTTTCATTTAATTCAGTGTATAATTCTCTTCCTTCAAATCCAGGAGTGAATTGCTTTTTTACTTTGTTTAAAAATTCTTTTAGGAAAAGAATGCTTAAATTTTGAACAGTTTCTCCAGATAAATGACTTTGAGATAAACTTTCTGAAAAAGTTAATTCATCGTTTGGTTTATATGCAGTGACGCCACTAAATCCGCGAACACAACCTTCAAATGTTGTAGAGGTTTTTGAAGTATATGTAATTATTTCAGAATCAATTAAAATGAGACCATAAGAGTCTGGAAATCCTGCAGTTGATGTTACATTTATTGTAGAATCAAAAAAAGTTACATCAGAACTCAAAGTTGTTGATTCGACCAAATTTGTTAAGGAATCAACCTTAATATATTGGTCAATGTTTTGAAGTAAATCGATAGATCCTCCCTGATTTTCCAGGGAAGTATAATATTGAGATAAAAATTCTGATACTAGAGGAAATTCTTCTTTTACAAATTGTGGAAGTTGATTTTCGACAATTGAACTGATTTTGATTCTGGTTTCTGTCATTTTATTATATTCTTACAAGGTCTCCGTTGATGTAACTTGATGTAGTCTTATAGGTCGATCCAGAAATATCTGAACCCGAAGAAATTTCATCCGATAATATATTTAACGTACTATTATTAATATCTAGTTGCAAATATAAATCCTGTAATCCAATTACATCATTTGATTTTGGAATGGCTGAAATTTGAATAACTGGTTGATCAAATAAAGTCTTTACTGCAGAACTTACATTTAATGGGAATAACTTAATTTCGCCTTTTTTGTAATCAATTCTGCCAGCATTTTTTCTGACAATCATAGGTTGAGTTGGTGATTGCAATTTAAAGAAGAAAATAGTTCCAGTCAAACCATCCGAATCTGGAATATCCGACATATAAACAGTGTCATTGATTCCAGAAACAGTAAATCCAGAAGATTTGATATTATATCCGTTTATATTTTTAATATGGAACTCATTTCCATAACAAATTTCATAATCGGCAAATTTATTCAATTCAACTCTCAAGTCACGTCTCATTATGACCTTTGTAATATTAGAAGTTACTGCAGAATTTGAATCATCAATAACTTTCAGATATTTGCTATATTTAAATCTGGCACCATACTTATTCAATTCATTTGAATTTGCATAATTTTTAATATTGGTGAAGATAATATCTTTAATATTATTTGGGTCTGAAGTTGAATTTGAATCATAGTATGCAGTTGTATCTGTTTCAATATACAAATACTTCAAGTCAATAATCTCCGGAACAATTCCAGCGACTGCATATTTTCTTAAGGATTTTTCAATATTGTCCTTTACCTGGTTAGAAACAAATGGACCATTGATGGGTTTGATGCTAATGAATACCCTACCAAATTTTGGTGGATCTAAATCTTCCCCACCAAACACAGAAACAGATTCTGCTTCAGGATAAATTGTGGGTATAATAGTTTCATAATCTGTTGCTGTTACTGCTCTATTTTGAGATGCATATTTTCTAGTAGCATACTTTTTAATCGATTCTACAGATTCTATTTCTCTTCCATTCTGAGAGGGAGAATTAGTAGTAATTAATGATATTCCATTATTAACAACTCTATTCAGATTATCTATGATACGCCCACTATAATTAAAGGAAGAAACTCCGTTTCCGAGTTCTCCATTGGTAATGTTATAAGAAACTTCAATATAATTTAAATTATCAAGTTTCTTACCAAATACTCCATCACCAAAAATTAATTCATATCTTTGATCTTCTATTTCTTGTATAAAGAAAATTTTAGATTCTGAATTAACATCAAATAAATTTTTAGATAAGATATATGGTCTTCTTATTGAACTTGGTTCAGTGTCTCTTACATATACACTTATTGAGTCTATATCAATATTTGCATTATTAAGAATAAACCTTTGATTTGGGTCATTAGAATCAACTGTAAAGTTGGTTGTTACATATGTTCCCTCATAAAGATCAATATTTTCAAATAAAGCAACTCCATTTATTACCGGAACAGTAATATCTTGAGGACTAATAAAAGAAAAACTTTGACCACCGAATGTAGAAACTGTGGTACAAACAACTCCACTCTTAAGAGTTAATGTTAGTGGATTTGATGTGATTGAAGTTGTATCTACAAAAAATGAAACATTGGCTCTAGAAGCTGCGCGAGAATTTGGAACGTATCCAATATTTCTTGCAAGAGAAACAACGTTCTCCCTAAGAGTTGCGCTATCAATAAAAACCTCATTGCTAATCATATTAGCATTGTATGAGGTAATGTAAGTATTATACGCTAAAACGTCTATAAGTGTAGATAGATTCGATCCTTCAAAATCATAATCAGTAAAATTTGAGTTTGCTCTTAAGTATTCACGAAGAGAAACTTTAATTTGATCGAAATCTAAATTAGTAAAATTAACTAGTGCCATTTATCGTGTTGGCTGAAGTGCAAATGATAATTGTTGGGGTGGAACGTCAATTCCTACTATTACATATTCTATAGTTACGTTAAATTCATTGTAATCATAATTAGGAGCAACTATAACATTAGTAAGTTCGACTCTTGGTTCATAATTTTCAATAGTATTTTTAATTTCATCTTTTATTACTGATGCTGTTACGTCATCAATATTCTCAAAAAGAGAGCGACTTACTTTAGAACCTAGATTTTCATTAAAAAATCTTTCGCCAGGGTAAGTAAGTACCAAATTTCGAACAGAACGAGCAATTGCACTTGTATTATTGAGTGCGATTAAGTCATAATTGAGTGGGTTTGCTTGAAAAGACATACTTATGTCTTTAAAACCCCTGCTGACTCGCTCTAAAGGCATAAAATGTATAAAAACTGTATTATTTATTCGGGTTTTTTAGATTCATATAGAGGTTCAGTGCCATATTCCCAGTCATCATAGTCCTCATCATTACGAATTTTTGCGTGAATTTCATTCTGATGGAGAAAATCATGTTTTTTTGGTGTCAAATCATCATTTGCAATCTCACGAAGCATTTTTTTGTTCTCAATTTGACTTTCCCAACCATATTCAGATGACAAATATCGAGTTCCCCACTCATTTTCCATGAAATTCTGGTCTTTATCGACTTTTTTGGTCATTTTTTAGCTCCTGATCTGTTAAATCAGAACTTTTTACGGGGTTGCTATCCCGTTTTTTAATAATATCATAATCATCTTCAAGTATTTCCTTCAAATAATTA